TTCGTACTGCCGTATTGTTTTTCCCACGACTCTCGGCAGATGTCGAGTGGTGGAAACGACCAGATGTATGGCCGAACTTTTCGTGATTTGCCTTCGGAGTCTTCCTCGATCATGGAGATCTGTACGCGATCCAGACCAGGGACCATCCGGTGAATGTACCGTGACAGGTGCGTTCGATTGCCTCGTCGCGATATAGAAAAACTGCGGGCATAGTTGAGATAGTCTTCAATCAGTTCTGCACAACGTACATCGGTCTGCCACTCGCCGTAATCATCGATCTGGTAACCCTGAGACAGTTTGCCGTACCACCATTCTTCCATAGGTGGCAGGGACAAAACTTTTTGTGCTGACAACGCTGCCGTTTGTGGTACGGCTCGTACGTTCCAGCCTTTCAGGTCGAGCGAGAGCAGGTAGTGCAGCAGAGCCTCACGGCCCCCGTTCCGCATCTCATCGGAGAGTTTTGAGAAATACTCGCTGTCCTGTTTCCGATGGGGCTGAACGTCAAGGCAGAAAAATCTACGCTCTGACGATCCGGCGGGAACCACCCAGGAACTGTTGGACGCCATCACGATGTGCGTGTAGTTCCGGCAGGCTTCAGCATCGATGCCCTTCGCTTCAATCGTGATGTGGTCGTCGGTAATCAGAGTTTTCAGAACGCTCTCGTGCTTTTTATCGCCAGCGAAAAACGCTTCGTCACCGAACAGCAACACAACGTCACGCAGGTGACTGTTGAAGCTGCCCACCAGGTGCTTCGGATCGGACACGGTCAGGAAGTGACGGCCAAAGATCGCACCGAACTCTTTTGCGAAAAAACTTTTGCCCGTTCCCTGATCGCCGCGAAGCACCACAGCGGTTTCGCCCGGCCTGTCGGGGTGCTGAACGGCCCTCGCCATCCAGCAGATGAGATATTTGTAGTACTCATCCATGTTGTCACAAATGTTGATACGCAGATGATCAAGAAATGACTTACAGTTTCCTGCGATGGACTGGACGCCGAACCCACGCCACAGGTTGTAGCAGTCAGGAGTCTCCCTTCCGGGGGCAAACGTCAGTGTGCTGTACTGCCGCCGTTGCGGATGCTTTAACCACCAGTCGCCCAGAGGTTTGAATTTGGGATCGCCCTCGTTGGTCTGGCCGACCTCGACCTGACGATGGCAGTAGCCGTTACGAAGGTCTGCGAACGAGGTACGAGTCAGCCGAGTTCGACTCATGGCATTGTCCATGATCTCCTCGACGACGACGCATTTGCCGCCCCAGTTACGGATGACGGCATGACGCTCGTTCATCTCCAGTAGCTGTGGGTCAACCGCATGCTGTTTCGCTCTGGAGATCTGCCGCCGGGCGTATCGGTCTGCGTCCGACTTCTCCAGCACCGACTCGCTGATACCCATGTCTGGATCAGTGATGATGCTGTAGATGGTCTGGTCCGGCACGTTGCATTTGACCAGACGAACCAGAGCGTCAAACAGCCACGCGCTGCGGCTATCGTCACCGTCTTTGATTTCGTCGGGATGCATACCCTGGACGCAGATGACCTTGACTCTATCCGCGACTTCCCATTCATCGAGGTCGTCGAGGTCGATTCGTTCGACGTTGGAACTGAGTTGCAGGTCCGTGCCATCGACGTTCGAGGTCATGGACTGCGTCGTCTGCAACGCCGGGAATCTTACCAGGTCATAGTTGCGATCCTTCTTGAAGTACTCAACGGTGGCTAATTTCGGCTCGCGGCCTTTCCGGCGTTTCCTGGCGTTGGGCCAATTGACCGTTCCAGGCAGTCGGAGGATTCTGTCGATGTTGTGGCAATTGTCCGCGCCGAAAACGACTTCGAGTCGTTGGTTGTGTGATTTGGCTTTTTCGGCCTTCGCCACATCCCCGCCGATCTCTATTCGCTCCTTGAGACGCCACAGAGCCTGTACGCCGCCCCCGGAATTGATCACGACCGTGGGTGAAGGAATCCCGTCCTTGCCGTTCACCAGCATGCTGAGAGCCTGCTGACGAGCTATCTCGATATCAATCCCGGTGGGCGGGTCAATGTCCACATGCAGAAACTGAACCGCCTCAATGTCTTCTCTGGCCGCTTTACGGTTCAAGGACTTGCGTGGGATTCCCACTGAATAATAAATGTTGTGGTGGTCAGCATTTTGCGTAGCCACCCATTCTGTCATCTGGTCCTGGGTATCTGGCGAGAATGTCTTCGTGACTGTTCCGCTGCGATCCGTGTGGATGGCGGTGAGAACCCACGGCCCCTGGGGGTACAAATCAACCAGATACATCGCGACCAGATCAGAGTCCGGTCGCAACGACATTCAGATTCTCCAGAACCTTGAGGATGGTAGTTGAGTGAGTAACGCCGCCCGACTCCAGAGTCTTCTGCCAGGACAGACTGATACCCAGTCGCTCTGCCATCTCTGTCTGGTTGAGACCCGTACGGCGTCTTATGAGCAGCAGTTGCTCATGCGGATAAATCTCGTGGATCGTTATTTCTGGAACATCCTCGTGGGATTCGTCAGTTTCCCACTTACGGTACGTTTTGCGGTCAACGCCCTCGACGGCGTTGGACTGGGAAACGCCACGTCGTCTTCGGTCGAGCAGGAGTCGCTCGCCCTGAGTCAGATTGTTAATTTCAAGCATCGTAAAAGTGCCTCGCTATCGAGTCCGTTGTGAAAAACCAGCAGTGCGATGGACTCTATTTCCGCACGGGTCATATCTCCCAGCTTATCGGCGGCGTCTGTACCTCGCAATAAAAACCATTCTTTTTTTCCGACTTTGAGGAGTACGAAAACTGTGCCACCTCTGTGTGAGTGCCTTTTTATCCAGGCACGTTGATGTTTTGTGAAGTGAGGCAGGCGTAACGGGGTGGTAGGGCGTTTCGGCCAGTCGTCGCATTCTTTCAACTCCAGCCAGCCGTGTAGGAAATAAACGTCAGGTGTCCCAGGGTAGGCACTGTTCTCCACAGCGAAGGCGTCCAGTTCCCTGAGAGCGTCTACGACTGGTCGTCGCATGTGTCGTGCTTCATGGGGCATCCAGTAGCTCCGGTGGGATTTCGACTACTCGCATACCGACGTACTCAGCCGTTGCGATCTCCAGTTTTGCCCCCGCCGAATCTACCCACCCCGGCAACAGGGCAACTGCCTCACATCCCAGCAGTGCGACAATGTCACGCTGTATGATCTCACGCAGCACGCTGTTCGGGATGTCGTCGTGGTCCTCGTAGTTCAGATCGGAGTCCCTGTCTAAACGGGCAGGGTTGACGGGGTCGTAGCCCATCGACTTCAGAACTTCCTCGGCCCGATCAAACGCCGGATGGTTGAATTTCGGATAGCTACGCATCGGGCCTGCGATGTAGACCTTCATTTTTTATAGTCCATCATTTCGGTGCTGTTGAATGTTGCCTCAGACGGCGGATTAGCAGGATGCCTGGCTTCCTCACTTACGATTTTCTGGGACTCCCCCAGAATCAACCCGCCGCCGCACGCAGAGTAGCCAGCGTCATCCACCCAGTTGTCAAGGAACTTAATGTCCTTGACCTTGCGGGCAATTTTGATCATGGCCGACATCTGAGCGACATCGAGTTTCGTCAGTTCGTCTACGTCTTCTAACAGCCCACGTCTGTATAGCCACCAGCCCCACAACTCGCGGATATGCTCGAAATTGTCCTCGGCATCCCCGTAGCTCGCATTCCGGTCACGGCACACGCACTTCTCCACTTCATCCAGAATCTCTTTCCGTAACTCCGATCCGGTCTTCATTATTGCTGCTCCATAAATTGACGTATTGCCGCTATCACCTGCGACGGATGAGTTTTGACGTGGATGGGCTTCACTCCATCCAGCCCTATTTCAGTGCAGTAGGATGAAACGTCGCGGGAGCGAACTCGAATCGCACCCAGCACAGACCAGTTCTCGTGAGGGTTGCTACGTTGGGGCATCGCCTCACGCTCCTCCAGCAACGCAATCATAGTGGCTATCAACTGGGAAGCGGGGAGATCGACATAGTCGTCTGGTCCGATTACCGTTGCCACGGAAGCCTCCCTGTGAACAACACCCAGAGGATACAGATCGCCAGCACGACCAGAAAAAAGGGCCATAGGATGATCGTCATGAATTCGGCAAGAGTGGAAACATTGTACTGGGCCTCTCCCCGCCGGCTGGAAACTACCCACAGAGCCATGAAGGCCGCTCCCGCCCAGTAAAACGCCAATCCGCTCATTCGATTTCTCCCCATGTCGGCCCAATCTCGATGTCCACCAAACTTGGCACATCGAGAGGAGTACAATCCCGCATAATCTCAGCGAGTCCCTCGGCCTCAGATCGGGATTTTACAGTAAGGTCTAGCTCGTCGTGAACCTGTAATTGTAATCGGTAGCCCGCAGCATCGGCTTCGACCATCGCGAGCTTCGTCTGATCCGCCGCAGACCCCTGAATTAGCCGGTTCAGAGCCTTGTGGGTCCATTCGTAGTTACCAAGCTCATCCTGCGGGAAACGGCATCTGCGGCCACTCAATGTCGTCAGATATCCCACCTGCCTGATCTTGATCTGTGACTGTTTCGCCATCCACCCTACGTGAGGCACGTTTTTGTGGAAGCGTTCGAGGATGTCGTGTGCTTCCATACCCGCCGTTC